TAGGCTGCCGGGGTAGGCGCTGCCTGCGGGATCCCTTGCCAGGTAGGTGCCTGCGCTTGGTAGCTGGGCGTCCCGTTCAGGCTGGCGCTGAGTTGCTGGAATGCCGCCTGCCAGGGATTGACCTGCGCCTCCACTGCCGGGGGCGCCGTAGGGGCTGAGGGAGCTGCCTGCCAGCCCGCCGCCGGTGCCGTCGGGTAAGAAGCTGGGGCCGACGGGGAAGGGCTCGACTGGTAAGCCACGCTCGGCGCGACCCCGCTGGAGGGAGTCGAGGGCGCCGACATCGCCGGAGCCTGCTGCGTCTGAATAGATTCCGGCATAGGTGAGCTCGCGCTTCAGATAGTCTAGGGCGCGATACAGATAGGGGGTCAGGTCCATCTTAGGGTCAGCCAGCAGAGGCAAATCGGGCGCCTGAGGATGCGGCGTGTTCGCCATCTCTCGCACCATCGCCAAGAACGAACCGATGCTCTGCTGCGTTTGCTGTGCCACCCGGAACGGGAAGCCGTTCAGCATCGACGCCCGCTCCTCATCGGTCTTGTCCGGGAACAGGTAGCGAAGGGCTTGAATGCTGCTGACACCGAGTTCCTGCAAGTTGCGCACCACGATGCTCGACTGCACCATGTCTTCGGCGCTCTCCTCGAAGACCGGGCCGGTCCAGCGCCACTCCACCCGCGGGTCGCCATCTGGCACCAGGCCCATCACCCCGGGCGGCAGCTTCTGAGCCTGCACCGCCTTGCCGATCGCGGCCTCGACCTTGGCGTCAAAGGCGGAGCGCTCCTTGTAGAACTTCTCGACGGCCTTGTCGTAGGCGGCCTGATCCTGCAGCTCCTCCCAGACCGGCAGCGCCGGCGGCTTGATGCCTGCAGCGCTCGCAAACGACTCGCGGAAGATGTACTCCTCGTGCTGGATGATCATCGCCAGCAGCTTGCAAAGTCCGTAGCTCAGCAGGCCCCGGCACTTGCGCGTTGCCGTCGTCGCTGCCCGGCCGTACAGCGACTTGACCTCGTAGGCCGTCGCGCCCGAGCTGATCCCGAGCTCGTCCACGCCACCCAGGGCCGTGCGCACCTCCTCGCGGTACTGCCTGGCATAGAGGTTCTGGTCGCCGCTGACCGCGTCGGGGGTGATGTAGATCGCCCGATCGGTTCCCTCCACCCCGGAGACCACCCGCGGAATCCTCGAGCGCCCCGCACCGCCCCGGCCCAGGGGCTGGCTGACCCGAGTCGACGGCCGATTCGAGGCGTAGAACCCCGCCTGGGAGCTGATCGTTGGGCGCATTTCATCGCCGCCGCCGCTCTCGACCACCTGCGACCTCGGCAGGCTGGTGAACAGCGTCGGATTGCCGAAGAACTCGATGTTGCCCCGGATGTTCTTGACCAGATCGTCGTGGGTCAAGATGTGATCCGACAGCCAGTCGAAGTCCCCGGTAGCGTCCATGCCGGTGGAGCGCATCGTGTTGAATGCCTCCACCGCCGGCACAAAGCCCAGGGTGTTGATCACTGTCCGCGTCGTGCCGGTCGCCGATTGCATCAGGGCCATGCCCGGATCGAACGACGGCCGCTCGTTGGAGATCGTCTCGATAATCTCCCCCTTGCGCACCTGCAGCCGCACGAAGCGCTCCTGGCCGCTCCCTGGGGCAGCAGGGGGCATCGGTGCACCAAAGCCCGGCTGCCGCACCCGGAACGAGTAGATCAGGTCCACTTCTTCGAGGGCGTCCGCCGCGTCGTAGTAGGCGCGGTAGTTCTCCTTCGAGAACCACATCAGCCGGTAGCTGTCCTTGACCGGCCGGGCAAACCACAGCCCCTTGCCGTCCAGGCAGAAGTCATCAACGATCCCCTCGAGGCGGGCGTCGACCTCGTTGCTCTCGATCAATGCCGACAGGAACGACTTGCGGAACCCGTAGGTGTCCTGCACCGGGTAGAACTCCAGGCCCTGCCGCAGCATGAACAGCTTCATCTGCGCCAGATGGCTGTTCACCAGCATGGTGTCGATGCCGGCGCCGCCTTCGCGCTTGCGAGCGGCCTCCAGGATCTGACGGAAACGCTCGCTCGAGTTCTCGCTCATGGCCTTGAGTCTAATTCCACTCGATCTCGGGGACGCCGCGGCGCATCAGGCCCTGCACCGTCATGTTGAGGGCATCGGCGCAGTCGTCATGCGGTGAATGGCCGAAATTGACGATCTCGTCGACCATCACGGTGAAGTCCCGCCACTTGTTGAAGATCACCTTGCGGGCCTCGAACAGGCCCAGCATGCCGCGCAGTCTCGCCAGCTTGTCGCCGCGGAATCCCTTCACCGGTGAGAGCGTCAGGTTGTAGAGCCCCCACTCATGGAACAGCACCCGCTTGAGGTCCCCCTCGAAGCTCTTCTGGTACGCCACCGCCTCGGGCCAGATCGTCACCGGTGAGGCCGTCGGGAAATACTGCCCCTCCTCGTTCACTGCCAGCAGGTTCCAGTCGGACAGCAGCTCGCAGAGGGCTTCGACCTTCTCGATGTTGCCCATCGAGCGCATCCGCTTGTAGTCGATCACGTAGCACTTGTCGCCCAGTCGTCCGGCCAGCACGAAGACGGTCCAGTCGTTGCGCTCACCCAGGCCCGCCGAGAGGTCAATGCCGACCCCCACCAGATCGAAGGTGTCCGGCACCTCGCCTTTGACGAACAGCTCGGGCGAGATCCCCAGCTCGGTCGAGCGCACCGCCTTGTTGAGGTACTGGTACGCGAACGACATCGGATTGCGCTCCCGCTTCTCCAGCAGGAGCTTGATCGACCACATCTCGGGCCAGTACGAATGCGGCACCCCGTCGGCGTCGTAGACCAGAGCCGCCTGGGTGATCACCTTCCAGCCCTTGGCTTCGGTGAACGTCGTGGCGAACAGGTCGTCGAAGTGAAATCGCGTCCCCAGGGCGAGCGCCCGGGCACCCTCGAACATGGTCGGCACGATCACGTCCTCCCAGTTCTTGGCCATCTCTCTCCGGATGTCCGGGTTGGCAATCGCCTCGGCACTCTTGATCGCGTCGTCGATCACCACCAGGTTGCTTCGTTTCGAGGTGATCGTGCCCTTCAGGCCGGCGCACGCCACCGTGAAGGCGTCCTCACCGCGGACGTCCACGCCGGCAAAGTCAAAGTCGATCGACCAGAGTTCATCCGAGGTGCGCGTCTTGCTGAGCCGCACCATCGGGAACACCTCCTGGTACCCCTTGTCGCAGATCAGTGTCTTGATCGCCGCGCTCTTGTTGCGCGACACGTCGACGTTGTAGCTGACGTAGAGCGTGCGCAGCAGCACCCCTGCCGCCGCGTGCCGTCCGATCAGCCAGGCCAGCAACAGGCCAGTCACCGTCGACTTCGCCGACCCCCGGGGGCTCAGCAGCACCGTGTTCGGCCCGGCAATGCCCAGCAGGTGGGGGCTGTCTTTGCCGCTGAGGATCGCCTGGTACCACTCCCGCATGTGCGGAGCGGGCGGCTTGCCCATCAGGGTGCAGAACGTGCCGAAGTCGTCCCTGGCGCGCTGCACCATGGGCGAGGCAACGGCCACCTCCGGCTCGCGTGTGATGCCCGCCGCCGCCAACCTTGCGCTGCGACGGCGTGCCAGAGCAATCGAAGCGCCTGCCATGGCGCAACTCTAACGTTTCGCCCTAGCTCTCGCCCTCGAAGGACGCCCAGACCGATTCCGCCGCCAGGTTCAACGCGGTCGTCACTTCTTCGTTCTGCTTGAAGATCAGCCGCAGCTCGGTCAGCGCCTTGTCGGCGCCGGCGAGAATCAGGCCGCGCCGGTCCATCGCCCGGGTCATCTTCTCAATCTCGACCAGATGACCGCGCAGCTCCTTGGAGAGCTGGGCCACCCGCGCCGCCGCGGTGTCAGCGCCCATCTGCGTGGTGGCCACCAGATTGCGCAGTCCCTCGATGTCGTCTTCGAGCTTGATCGCCTCGCGCAGCAGCAGCTGACGGCGATTCAGCTTGGGGAAGCGCTTCTGCACCCACTTCTCCATCTCGCTGAAGCCCGCGTCGTAGCCCAGCACCTTGGCGTAGAGCCAGATCTCGATCACCGAGTAGGTGTGCTCGGCGTAGTCCAAGAAGCCCTCACGCCGCTCCTGATCCAGCGCCGCCAGGAAGTGATCGATCGGCCCCTGGCCGGCCCGTGGAGCAGCAGGGGCGGCCATCAGGCGAACCAGCGCGCACCGCGGCGATCGGCGCGATCACTCGCCATCTGCAGGCCACGGTCGTTTTCGTTCACCTTGTGGCTGAGCAGTTGACGATCCTCGTCTCCCTGAGTCCTCATGCCAAGCCGCTGCTGCTCGCCCTGGGTCACATAGCCCAAGCGCTCCTGCTCGCCCTGGGTGACACGGGTTTTGCGCTGCTCGTCCCCTTGGACCCTGTAGCCGAAGCGGTTCTCCTCGCCTTCGACGCGGGTCTGGCGCTCGTTGATGGCACCCTCAACCCCGGCAAGCTTGATCGCGTTCGTGCCCTTCGCCTCTTCCATGGCCAAGCCTTGCTTGGTCAGGCTTTCCGTAAATGCGGTGTTGTAAAGGATCGCCGCGCTGGTGTCGGACATCGTCTTGTACGAGTCCGCCAGGCTCCCCCACACCTGGTTGTTCAGGGTCTTGTTCTTGGAGTTGCGGTTGGCAATGTCCACCAGCCCCTGCTGCCCTGCTCGAGCGAGCGCGCCGGCCGGCGATTCGCCGCCACCCACGGGAGCGAACGACCACGCTGGCGCCGCCGGAGCCGCCGCAGGTGCAGCAGCGGGGGGCGAGGGGGCTGGCCTGTTGCCCGAGCCACCGCCAGTGCCGCCCTTGGCCGGAGCCGCTGATTTCGGGGGAGGGCTCTTGGCACCTCCGCCTCCGCGGGCGCCCTTGCCTCCCAACTGGGCGGCCACAGCTGCCCGTGCTGCATACGAAGCCATTGGCTACCTCAAACAAAGAACGCTGCTGCCGCGGGCAGGGAGCGCACGAGATCCTTGACGATGGAACCCACCGAGTTGCGCTCACTCGCCTGACGCTCCGCGGCGGCAATGGCGTTCTGCTGAAGCCGCTCCCGTGAAGCCAGAGTGCGGTCGAGCCCCGCCAGGCTGTTGCTGTCCTGATCGCGCGCCAGGCTGGTGTAGGCGTTCACCGGCAGCATGGATTGCAGGGCCTTCGCGTTGGCCTCGTTGATCCTGTTTTCAGTCTCCGCCCTGCCCAGCTCCAGTTGACTGCCCCCCTGCAGCTTGAGCGTGTTGCCGGTGAGATTGTCTCGATTGGCCGTCACAAGGCCAAGATTCTGATCCAGCTGCTTCCCGCGAAGATCCAGCACGCCAGAGCCGTATCTCAGGCTGCGATCATTGTCCCGATCTTGCCACTTGCCTTCCATCTCCCGCGCTTGATCCACTCGTCCCAGGAGCTTGCCCTGCTCGGTGTCGGGATCAGGGCGCTGTCGCAGACCCTCCTTGACGCCTTCCATCAGTCGCTGGAAGTCAGGATTGTTCGACCATTCACTAGAAGGCAGCCCCTTCGTCGCAGGCAAAGCCTTCCCGAGAAGGTCGTAAAGGGCTCCGTACCAAGGGGAACTCACCGTCATCA